CACAACCAGTACAAGAAAGTATTACATCACCAACTACACTCACTGTTACACAAACCCCTAAAAAATCTTTAAAAGAACAAAGAAAAGCATATATGGATATTATAGGTGAAACAGGACTAAACTTAAATAGCTCACACGCTCAAGGATTTGGCAATAAACCATTTAACCCTCAAGGTGGTGGAGATACAACATCACCAAATGGAAGTTTACCTGATGGAGAAGTTAATATGGATCAAATAATGGGATTAATGACTAAATAATGGCATTCGGGGCACAAAAAATATCACCAATAGACTTTAATAAAAGTGCAGCTGTAGGGGTAGACTTACCATTCTCAGCTCCGTCAGTATTTTATCAAAATTATACAACAGCGGCTGCTATTAAAAATAACTTAATAAATTATTTCTTAACAAACCCAGGTGAAAGACCCTTAAATCCAGAATTTGGTGGAGGTTTAAGAGCATTTATTTTTGAACAAATAACATCTGATAACTTAGATGGTTTAAAAGAAAAAATCCAAAACGATCTTGGAAATTTTTTTACTAATATAAGTGTAATAGATTTACAGGTAAATGGGTTTGAAGATCGTAATACTATAAATACAATACTAAAATACAGTGTAAATCAAACCAACATTGTAGATACAGTAGAAATGAATTTTGAATAATGGCGGCACCAAAAAGAGACATAAAATACTTAGATAGAGATTTTAGTAATATTAGAGAATCCTTAATTGAGTTTTCTAAAACGTATTTCCCAAATACTTACAATGATTTTTCTCCTGCATCACCTGGAATGATGTTTATGGAACAGGCAGCTTATGTAGGTGATGTAATGTCATTTTATTTAGATAATCAACTACAAGAAACCTTCACCCAATTTGCTAGACAAACCAATAACTTATATGAGTTAGCCTATATGTTTGGGTATAAACCAAAAACTACGGGTGCAGCCCAAGCTACAATAGATATATTCCAACAAGTCCCATCTAAATTAGTAGGTAATGATTATGTTCCTGATTATGATTTTGCTTTAACTGTTGAATCTAACACCGTAATATCTTCTGCACTTAATCAGGATACATCTTTTCTAATAGAAGATAAATGTGATTTTTCAATTTCTAGTTCTTTAGATCCAACAGAAGTATCAATATACCAAATATCAGGAGAAATACCTCAATATTTTTTATTAAAAAAATCTAGAACAGCCATATCTGCAAAAGTAAGATCAAAATCATTTTCTTTTACAGAGTTTGAACAATTTCCAACTATTAATCTAAACACAGATAAAATAATAGGTGTGTTGGATATAGTTGATTCAAATAATAATACGTGGTATGAAGTAGATTATTTAGGACAAGAAATGGTTTATGATAGTATTAAAAATACTAATGTAAATGATCCTAACTATTCTGTAGATGAATCTAATACACCATTTCTACTCCAATTAAAAAAGGTTCAAAGACGTTTTGCTACAAGATTCACATCAGAAACTAATTTACAAATACAATTTGGAGCTGGTAACCCAAATGATACAGATGAACTAATAACACCAAACCCAAATAATATAGGTATAGGTTTACCATTTGAACAAAATAAACTTACAACAGCATACTCACCTACAAACTTTTTATTTACGGGTACTTATGGTATAGCACCTTCAAATACTACTTTAACAGTAAGATATTTAACTGGTGGTGGTGTTGAATCTAACGTTCCCGCAGGTGATTTAACTGGGGTTGATAGTTCAACTACTACCTTCAACCTCCCTAACCTAAATGCAAATATATCTAACTATGTTTTTGGTACTTTAGCAGTCACTAATCCATCAGCAGCAGATGGTGGACAAGCAGGAGATACAGATGAAGAAATTAGACAAAATACTTTAATGCAGATATCAGCTCAACAAAGGTCAGTTACCTTAGATGATTATATGGTTAGAGCTATGAGTATGCCTTCTAGGTATGGGACTGTAGCTAAAGCTTATATTGAAAAACCAACACTAAATAACCAAGTATCTACTATATCAACTCTATGTTTATATGTTTTATCACAAAACTCCTTAAACCAATTCCAACAAGCAACTAATACCTTAAAGAAAAATCTAAGAACATACCTTTCTCAAAATAGAATGATTGGAGATAGTATTGAAATAAAAGACGCTTATCCTATAAACATAAGTATTGATTTTGAAATAATAGTATTACCTAACTTCATAAATAGTCAAGTAGTATTATCGTGTATTAATTCTTTAAAAGAATATTTTAGTAGAGACAAGTGGCAAATAAATCAACCAATAATAACAAATGACTTATTTGTAAGGTTAGATCAAATCGAGGGTGTTCAAACTGTTAAAGATATTAAGTTTTTAAATAAAACAGGAGCAAGTTTAGGATATTCACAATATGCTTATGATTTGGAAGGAGCTACTTTAAATAAAGTAATTTATCCTAGTTTAGATCCTAGTATATTTGAAGTAAGGTTTCCAAATAACGATATTAAAGGTAGAGTAGTACCTTTATAAAAATTAAAATATGAGTTTAGAAGATAAATTAAATAGTAATGGTACAAAACTAAATCCCGTAGTTAGAACTAATTCACCAAACATACCAGGAGGTAGTTATAACATGCCAAAATCGGGTAATAAGTTTGGGTGGTATACACCTTCTGGACCACTTAGAGATTTGGATGATAAGATTGTAAATGCAACACTAAACTCTTACACAGAATCAGATACATATTTAAACCAATTCATTATTTCAAATCCTTTAAAATCATTAAAGGGTAAAAAGAAAAGAAAAATGAAAAAGAAAAATTAATAACCCATGGCAGTATATAAACTCTTTCCTATAAAAGATAATAGCCTTTACTCCTTTTACCCTAAAATGAACTCTGGGATAGATGAAGTAAATCAAATATCAAACTTAAATATTGCAGTAGATACTAGCCCTCAAGTAGCTAGAATAATAACAGAATTTTCACAAGAAGAAATCGAAGATACTATTAATAATCTAATATCGGGTTCTCAATGGACAGCTAACTTTAGACAATTTATAGCAACTGCTCAAGGTATAGTTGAATCTATGTTTGTAGAAGTACACCCAGCTGCTTCATATTGGTGGAATGGATCAGGAAAATATTTAGATGTTCCCCAAACAACAGATGGTTCAGGATGGCTTTCACCTGCGTTTGCAGATTCAAATTTAAGATGGCCCATGAGTGGTAGTGATGCTGCTGGAAATAAATTAACTGGTTCTTTTAACTCTAACTTCTCTACAGAAGGAGGTGGATCTTGGTTTATAACAGGCTCAGATAACATGGGGTGGGCTTCATCTCAATCATTTGATACTAGAAGTGATAAAGACTTAAATATAGAAGTCAAAACTATAGAAGATAAATGGTATAGTAGTTCTATAGCATACCCTTCAACAGCATCTTTACCAAATTATGGCTTTTTAACTAAATTTGAAAGTCAAGCAGAATTTAATAGCAATCCTCAAATACAACCTGTGATGCAGTTTTATAGTGTTGATACTAATACTATATACCCACCACAGCTAGAATTTAAATGGGTAGATTACCAAACAATATTAACAGGCTCAGCAACTGGAAGTATATTACAAACTACAAATATTGTATCTTCACTAGCTGAAAATCCAGGTAAGTTTACACCTCAAGGAGTAAATAGGTTTAGATTTAATGTAGCACCTAAATACCCACCCAGAGTTTGGACTACATCATCTCTATACACATCTGTAAATTATTTACCAACAGAATCATATTATGGTGTAAAAGATTTGGATACCAACGAATTTGTTGTAGATTTCGATGAAACATATACCCAACTAAGTTCTGATAACCAAGGTAATTATTTTGATTTATACATGAATGGATTAGAACCTGAAAGGTATTACAAAATATTAGTTAAAACTAAGTTAAAAGGTTCAACAATGATATTAGATGATAATTATTATTTTAAAATAGTTAATACCTTATAATGGCTAAAA